TTGCCAACCATTCCATAACTTCTGATGCACTGAAAGGCAGTTGTGCTGTCTTTGGTCGTACATCAATTTCTTGCAATGTTGGTTTTACAGTCTCTGCGATTAAGCCACCTTCTGCTGTTCCACCTAAAACGGTATTAGCGTTTGTGGTGTTTAGCACTGGCTTTGCTGTAATGACCCTCCAACCAGATTTATCCCAAGGATACTTTGGTAAGATACCAAAAGCATTTGCCTCAAGGTTAAGCTGTGCCCATGCATAAGCTCCAAAGATGGCATTAAATGTGCCTGCTGTGGAAGTTGTTACTGGTGCATCTGCTTTTCTGAGAAGGTTTCTGTTGTGTCCATAATAGAGAGCTTCTAGTTCGTCGATTGTTTTGATTTGTACCAATTTAATATGCTCCTATTTCGTTTTCTGAAGGCGTGTAATACTTTCCAGCTAAGATATTGCGAGCTACTTGTGACAAACCTTCTGCTCCTTGTGCTCTTGCATCTTTCAAAAGTAGTGATTCATCTTTTATAGATTTATCAACAGTTTCTAGTGCTGCATTTGGACGAGGGGTTTCGGTTGTAAAAGTATGCTGTGCTTTCTCAACTAATTCTGTATCATATGATTTTTGTTGCATTTTCAGTCCACCTTTGTCTGATGCTGGTTTTTTGCTACCAGATCTATCATCATCTAATCCAGCTTGCACTGAATTTGACTGATATGTATCTGGAACAGTTACCTTTGCACCGACATCATCGCTTGCTGCTGTGCCTTTTGGGCTCAATGGCAAATCGGTTGGTGTTTCAAGTGCTTTCAATCTATTATTTAATCCACCTAAAGTTTCTTGCGTTGCTTTTTGTGTTTCAGCGATAGATTGTACCACTTCTGTCAATGTGTCAAAACCTGATTTTACAGTATCTTGGAAAGATTTTTCTACGTACTCGCTGTCGTTATGTTTAGTAACTTCAACTTGTTCTTTAGAATTGTCTTCATTGTTCATGTTATTACTAAATGTATATATATTGGGTATATAAAGATTTCTGAAATGTTTATATGTGTTAATTATTACCAGAATCGTCTATTTCATCTTGAATTTTTTTATCTTCATCTGGGTCTTTTGATAAATGATCCCATTCATGCTTCTTATCTAACCAATTTTCCCATGCCTTGCCAATTCCTTCTGTCCATTTAAGTCCAACTTTATCTGCACGTTCAGGGTGTGTATATCCCTTCCAATCTATTTTCTCTTTATCAGTTTTATACTGTTTCTTTTGTGGAACTTTAGCCTTATCAGTTCTTCTTGTATCCCATGTAACTGTATTTCCTTCATTATGATCTACAAATGTAACATCTGCATCACATTCTGAACACTCCTTTTTTGGCTTTTCTTTTTCTTTTGGTACTGCTTGACCACCTAATGTCATATCTGCATCTGTTGTTTCATAACCTGATTTTGCTTCATGTAATAAATCTAGATCTGCACTATGTTTTGGTTCTTGGTCTTCACCAGCCTTGTGTAATTTTGCACTTTCATATGATTCAGTCATCATTGATGGTGTCAAATTATATTCTCTATCTTTACCTTTTATATCTTTATTTCCAGTAATATTTGATACAGTATATTTTGTATCACGATGTTTATTTCCTAATGCACTTGGTGTAAATCCATCTTTAGCATCTGGACTTTTGAAAGGGTGATCACCAACTCTTGATAATGGTATTTTCTTTGTTTGATCTTTTTCACCTGCTTCAAGCTCATCATCAATGTTTTGAAGTGACATTTCTGGATCTTTAACTTCTGGGCTATCAGAAGTCATACCAGTGCCTGCAACATTCCATGATGATGTATCGGTATTTTTTTTATCATTTACTTTTTCATCTTTATCCCAAGCCTCTTTCTTTTCTATTCTTGCTGCACTTGCTTCTTTTGGCTCTAATGGTTGTACGTTTTCTTCTACTTCATCTTTCACAAAATCAGTGGTTGCATCTGTAGCACCTTCTATAGCACCCTCAGAACCTTCAGCCATACCTCTTCCAGCAGCCCCTGCTGCTCTTCCAACTCCTTGTGCTATTGCACCTCCAACTCTTGCAGCCCCTGCTGCTATTGCACCCAATACCTTGTTTATATCTTCATTATGTTTCATTGATTGATTGATCTGTATAATTGTTTGACTATTCTGTGATGTTTGTTTATCTGGATCATCTTGATTATATGCATCTTGTGGGTGTGCTCTTACTCCACCACCAGTTCCACTTGTGGCTGTAGATCCACCTTCTTTCTTTGAAGGTTTTAATCCACCTTCTAATGGTACAACGTTAGTTTTAACTCCATCTTTAATTTCACCTACTTTTGTATCAATCTTTACTGGCTTTGCTATTTGTGTACTTTGTGATACTGTATTAGTCACTGTTGCTGGTGTTGTTCCATCAGCATTAGACCAGTCTTCACCACCCTTGTTTACATAGCAGCCAAATTTATCACATTTGATAACTTCCTTACCATCTCCCCTAGGTTCTGATGGAATTGTTGCTTTTGCTAATGGATTATAATCTGTAATAATTGCCAATGGTACTGCTGGGTCTTTACATACTGCCACCTCATAATGTTCCAAATCGGTCAATGCATATGCAATAGAACCATCTTTCATGATTTTTGGTACTCTGTCTGATTTGGTTGCACCACCAAATGATAATCCTCTATATTCACCTGTTCTTATTTTATCCCAAATATCTGTATCTAATTCATAATTTTTGTGAATTTTTCCAGTAATCTTAATTGCTGGATATGTCACACCCTCTGATTCTACGGTTGTCTTTGCAAAATTGATTCCTTTTCCAATAACTCTGTTTGAATGTGTATCAGTAATAGGTGCACCTCTGTCTACCCAAATTGGCAAAACTTTGTATAATTCGTCCACCATTGTAATCTCACCCTGCTTATCCTTCATTTCTACTGTAAGATATCCTTCAAAAAATCTATTTTCATTTGTACTGTCAAGAATTGTCATTGACTTGGTAAGTAGTTTCCCAACTTTGTCCATAGTACTTTATATATCTGCGTATATTTAAAGTTTTAAAAAAAAGAGGGTGTTTAGGTGGTAATAATACCTTTCCTAATCTTTCTTTGCTTTTGTTATAGCGAAATCGGCTGCGAAACCAGTGGTCAAGCCTATTAAGACCAAACCAATCTCTCCAATGCCTTCAGTAGCTATAGTTTGACCTATTGCTATTGCTGCGAATGTGGAGATGATTAAAGCACCTGCGAATTTCCTTGCAGAGAAAGATTCCTCTGTTCTGTGTAGGTATCCTCGTAGACAGTTTAACCCTGCACCAATTACTGCTGCTACAACAGTTATTAATACTGGATCTACCATGAAATATCACGATTGTGGCAATATATAAAGTTACTCCTTTTCTGAAAGTACCTTACGAACAAGATCTTGTAGGTCACTGTTAGCTTCATCATGAAGTCTGTTTGTTTGTCTGTCTAAAGCAGTACATAAAATAACGAGGGCTTTTTGAAGGTCAGTAACCTTATTACAAAGGTCTTTTTGTGTATTTGACATCTTCCTAAAGAACCCAATAAGTACACCACCACAGCCCAGAGCAATGGCTACTAGTATTTCCTCGAATATCGATTCAATCATAATAGTTGATATGTTTTCAGTTATTTAAAGAATTGTGTTTATATACCTGTTATATCTGACAGTGGTTTTAAATTACCATCTTCTATTAGTTGTAATATAAGTGTGGGTTCTCTTTCAAGAGACTTCTTAACTCTTTTTGAGAATCCTTCACAATTAAATTTTCCACAAGTATAGCACATGAATACTGTTCCAGCGTTTGAATAGTAACCATACATTGTTTCCCCACATTCACATGGAATTTTTCCCTCATTACTCATAATAATACACCAAAACCTTTATTAATAAAGATAACTGAGACACTATATGGGTATAAGTGTACATGTTTATCATTCAATAGATGAATATGTTTTACGAAATAAAAACCATGTATCACCAAAACTTGAAGTTAATGAGACATCTTTACCTTTACAAGACATTTGGATAAAAGATGACGATAAAATAATGCTTGTACTTGACAGTAAAAAGTTTTTTGTAAGACCAGATGTATCAAGATCAATTACATGTTACCAAAAAGATAATATAGACGAATATCTTACTGGTGATGAAAAATTAGTAAAGTATGACGATGTATCTTTTGAACCAAAGGGTGAAAAAATAATGTTTTTCAAGAAAACGCTGAGAAGACCACAGATATTCTTCAAAGTAGGTAGATTTTGGGGTGATTTACCAAAAAAGAGAACCAACATAGACTGGGCTCATAAATTCTTTAATCTTAAGGCAAATAGAGTTGATTTAATTCTTTTAACGTCTGTTTCCTAGGTTTTGAGTAAAAATCTGTCTCCAATCTTTACCATTTTTCTTCTTCATCTTAGTCCAAAATGGATTTGAATAAAGACCACCCTTCTTGTTGTATTCTTTTGTAACGTTTGCTATTTTTCTATGGCATGGGTGACAGAATCTAGCATTTATCTCTTCAATATTAAATTTGTGATCTCCACAAAAATAACATAAGCCATAAAACTTGTCACTGATCTTAGCCAACAGTGGTTCTCTTCCTCTTTTACCAGCACATTCGCCACATATGGTAACTATTGTTGCTGCTGCTGTATCTTTTTTAAAACAATTAATGCAAAGTGCTTCTTTATAATGATCTACGTGAGTATATTCGTCCTTTTGGTGTCTCTCCCAAAGCTTTTTACCAATATCTTCCCCACCTGTATTAACATTTAATTTAGTTGCCAATTTTAATTTTGTGCTAGTTGTATTCTTTTCAATGTGTCTTGTAGGAATATGTAGATGTTATTACAAGCATATGCACTTACACCCTGCTTTCTTGACTGTTTTTTAATTTCTTCTATTGTGTCGTCTATTACAGCAAAGTCTGCACTATATACGTTTGTTATTCTTGGTTTTGGTGCTACTTTTGGTTTTACCTCTTCCTTAACTTGCACTTTTACAGTGGTTTTTTCTTTTGGTTTTTCTACTTTCTTTTCTGTTTTTCTTCCAAATGTCATATTTTAATCACCAAACACCACTATATAAACTTATTTATTAAAAGTCTTCCTCTTCCCATCTTTTTGTATCTGCAAGTTCTTGTTTAACAATATCTCTTGCATCTCTAACAGTCATTAATGCTTTTGTTCTTAATTCTTCAACTGTTTTCTTTTTTGTCCAGTCAAAATCAATAGAATCTTGTAATGTCTTTTTTACCATTTCAAAGTTTGCTGGTGTTATTCCTTCTGGAAATTTCTTTGGTTCTAAAAGTGCGTGTAAGTCTGCCTTCTTTGATTGTGAAGTACCAGTTCCACTTGATGGACTTCCCTGTCCCACACCACCCTTATCAGATGGTCTCTGTTTTTTTGGTTTGCCGTCAACTTCTTGCTGATCTTCCTTTGGTGCTGCTGTACCCCTACCTCTTCCCTTTGAACCAGAAGTGTTTGGTTTCTTTTCATCTTCAGATTTATCTTCCAACATCATCATTGTTGGATTAATAATTGGGTTCTTTGATACCTTGAATTCTCCAGTATGTGTTCTTGTTACTTCGAATCCCATTGCCTGCATTGCAGCCATATTCTGTATCTCCACACCCTGTATCTGCAAGTCTCTTAGTTTGTCATTTTCTTCCCCACCTTTTAATCTTAATTCCCAATCGTCAACACCGAGAAGTTTTGCAAACTTTCTCAAAAATGATTGATATAATATATCTTGACCCCATTTAATTGCCCTGTTTGTAATTGTAACTTGTAATCCCTCTTGTGACCAACCACTTGGAAGTTCACCAAAGTATAATGGTAGAACACCGAATACTGCTCCGATTATCATTCTACACTCTCTTCTGATCTCCGTAAACTCTAATTCCTTCAAACTTCCAGTGAAATCAATCCACTGAGCCAGATTCTTTCCCCCTTTGTCTGATTCAACTAATAATGGGTGTATCATGTATGGATCTTCAGTTGCTTTCTGCTCTAGAACGTCCCATGATTTTCTAAACGTTTCATAATTACGAGATGCAATAACTAACATACCTCTAGGTGGTCTCATCTTATCAAAGTATTTTCTAATGTATTCGTCCATATGTGATAGTGACATAGCCTTAGACCAGATGGAATAAATTGGACTGTATCCATAAAGCAATGATGGTTTGTATTTACCTGCCTTCCATATAACTTCACCTTCACCATAAACTACACGCTTTGGTTGAGGAATTCCTATGGAATATACTGAGTTAACTTCAAGTACTGCCTTTAATGCTTCTGCACCACATCTGCCACATAATGGTTCTGTCAATCTTTTATCACGATGTTCGAACCTTGGACACACAAATATCTCGTTTCTTTTGTCATCGTATCCAATCCTACCATCAGAATCTGCGATTAACGCAACTTGTGGTGGATCTATCCTTAATAGTTCTTTTATTTCTGATTGATCATGATCGATCTTACCAGTTCTGTCGTCAATTTTATAATTTTTTAATACTAAACAATATGCGTTGTCTGCAATTTCCAAATCTCTTTCCAACTGTCTTGCCAGATCTTCAAGTGTCTGTTCGTTTCCATTTACTGGATTATGTAACATATCTTCAAGTTTCTTTCTGTTTTCTGGAATTGGTCTTAACATTTTATCACTTCCACATGTGTCACACTCCATTTCATCAGATGGATTTAATTCATGTACAGTTGCTTTCTTTGCCTGATTTCTTGGTAGTTGACCTGTTTCATTATCTTGATTTTGTTCAAATGGCTGTTCGTCCCTATGGTCTCCTTTTATTGGTTTGTATTGAAATTCCTTTCCACAGTTTTCACATTTAAATTTCCATTTCTCTACAACTTCAAATCCATTCTTAAACATCTCACGATTTAATGTTTCAATAGGTATTCTAAGTGCGTCTATATTATCTGCCAACTCATAGATCATTATAAGTGGGAATGGGAAAATTGGTAGTTTAGCACCTGTATCGGTACTCATATATGGTGTTGCTACACTGGGTCTTGTAGTGGTCTCAGTGTATGATTTATTTAAATTTCTAACATTTCGAGCAAAATTGCCTATAGTGTCTTTAAAACCCATATATTTATTTCTATAAGGTACTTTATAAACTTTGTCTAGTGTTTGTAACTAGTTTGTTTATTTTTTGTCACCATGCTTTGAGCAGTCGATTTCTCTAGTACCCTTGCATTTACAGCCACCTTTAACGGATTTACCGTGTTCATGTGCTATATTTCCGTTTGCATGTGTGTGTTTAGTGCCATCATCATGTATATGTTCGTTTTTATCAGCCATGTAATATACTATATAACTTAGTATAATAAGATTACTATTGTAGTAGTGTGAGCACGCACATACGTTAACCCAAACGTAAAGACTGGTGTTGCGAACCAGATACACTTATAAACGACAATGTTTATTAGTTAATAACTAGTATAAAAAACATGATAGAATTAGAACCTGAAGATTATAATTGTATACTACATTGGTTCGAACGTGCTTTCGGTAGATCCAAACTTGAGGATATTAATTTGGATAACAAGAGAACATTTTGGAAACTAACGTTCCTAGCCGAGGACAAATTAAAAGAACTTAAAGAAGAACGTCCAACCACTGATTAACGGTTGATTCACGAGCCCGAAGGGCGAGATTTTGGTTTGAGGTTGATTACTAGTAAGGCTTATATATGAGTAGTTGTTAGGTATGGTATGAATAAAAATAACAGTGTAGAGGGAGAGGTTAACACAACAATCAAGGAATTCAGCCACAGACTTGGAATCTGTATGAAAGACTTGACGAGGATTCAGAATGAACTTTGGAATTTAAAAGTAAACATGGATAAAGGCAACAAATGAAGTACACATGCAAAGTATGTGGTTGGATAAAGGAAAACAAACCAAGTCATTCCACAACTGATACGGATTATAAAGACATATTCAAACATGAGAGGTCTCATAAATAATGGACTGGAGATTTATATGTGTTGGAATATTCTGTGTTGCAACTGGCTTCTTATTACCAGTTGGTTTAATATTTATATTTCTTGGGGTTTACTCTGACGTTTCTTCAAAATATTTTAAGGAAGAAAAGAAAGAGAAGACTTATAAGATTGATGAGTATTCTGGTGAAGTAGTTGAAAATGGAACTTGATATAACAAAGTGTATGTATTGTAATAAAGATGGTTTTGAAAATTATATAAAAGTGCTTGAACATATTAATAAAGAACATAAACACCAAGACGAACATGATGGTCTTTTACCAATAATAGGTGGGTCTATTTACGATGATGGGTAATAAACAGATAGAGAAACTCATTTGTATTGCATGTAATGAAATCATGGGTGAACATTCAAAAAGGCAGTTAATGAGGTGCTTATTCAGGGTTCAAGGAAGTATGGTTTCTGACAGTTTATCTAAGACAGGTGAAGAATATAAAGACACTGCGTTAGGCAAATTGGAAGGAGTTTCAAAATGACATCTTATAGAAAATTAGCCTCAAATACGAAAAGGAAGGAAATTTATGACCAAGTAATTAAGATGATTAAATGGAAGAAATTAGATGTACCTGTAAAAGAAGATCCTTTCGGTGATGATAAATGGTAGATAGTAACCAATGTAAAATCAACTTTATATCATCTCAGATAAGAGAGAATAGAATAACTCATCATATGCTATTAAAGGAGTTAAAGAAAGAGTTGGAGGAATTTCAAAATGATGTTATGTAGAGGTTGCTGTGATGAGTTAAAGAAAGAGTGGAAAAAACCACATAGAGTAGCGTTACCATTTTTAACACATTCGTATTGCAGAAAATGTACATTATGGATAAAAAAGGGCAAACTATGGCATGATACTAGATGTCCATGCTGTCATGCAAAAACTGCTAACAAGCCAAGACTTAACAAACTAAAACGCAAGTATATAATTGGAAGGATAGCATGAATTACTGTAAAGATTGTAAAACAAGGTATTTATCCAATAGTGGAAATTGTCCCTTGTGTAAGAACAGGGGGGTGAAGTATGAAAATGATGTATAATGACGATAAGACTTGGAAGCAGCATTATGAAGATTGGAAGAGTATTGTATCTAAAATGCAAGAACCCACAGATGGTACTACCAAGCAACAGTATGAAAATAGATTGAAAACTATTATGAGCCTTATAGATAACTTTGATTCTAACTAGTTTTCCTAAAGCCCTCGAATAGTCTCCTAAACATGTATCTCCTTACTAGGGCTATGAGTGTATACCATAGGGATATTTGAGCCATTGTGAGTATTTCCCTTTCGGCTATGCCTTCGACATATAATGGTAGTATTGTAAAGTTTATTATTGTGGATATTATAAGACCCAGCCCAACGTCCATAATGGTTTCCATTAGAGACTTTCGTCTACTGTCTGACACATTTGTATCAATTTTTTCCCCTTTTGTATATGTAATTTTTTTCAATTTTGTAATATTCTCCATGAGCACCTAGAACGTACTTCTTGGAATCCCAACACTGTGGAATTGTTTTGGTGTATATATAAGTGTTGTTAGTAGGTTGGTAATAGATAGTATACTAGTTAATGTTATATATCATGGTATCTTGATCATAATATGGAATACAACCAATACATGGAACAAGCAATGGAAACAGTCTATGACGGTTCTAAAATTGAATCAACAATCCTCAACCAGACAGCAAAAGCAAGAATACAACATGTAAACACTAATGGGCATAATTTCTATTTTGCTCATTTAGAAATATGTGGTAGAATACTTGACGGTCAGTCTGACAACGAAAAACAATATAGAACTGTTGATATATCTGGTCGTAGATTACAAGAATTGATTGAGTTTATGAAAGATCAAGGATATGATCTTCATGGCATTGATCAATTTGATCGTAGCGAAGATATACCAAAGATTCAAGTTCGTTTCCATTTGGAATAATTAGGACAACCTAATTACTCTTTTTCTTTATTTTTTGTTTGATGTTAGAACCTTAATATACCCCTCTTGCTACTATCAATGCTTATATATCATTATATCAGACCCATTGATTAAGGGTTATTAAAGGTTTGGAAATTAGTCTACTATCAACTCTTATATGTGATGTTTCATTAAGGATGGTATGACAGATGTTTATTTCAAACACGCACATCCAAAAGGTACGATGTTAGTGAATGGATATAGTGTATATGATGAGTCAGTGAGCAGAGATAACGCTCGTGTTTATGCTGACGCTTCATTAAACATATTCTATGACACACCAGTATCATGGATGGGTGACATGGTAAGTCAAAGACACATCAAAAAAATCGTAGGATACAGATACCCTGAGGTTAATTGGGCTGGTCAATGTGCATTCAAAAAAAGATGGTTAAGAGTGAACTTTGCACTAATTGATATTGGTGATAAGGACTTTGGCTACAACTATGATATGTTGAAAAGTGTAATCTATCATGAAATGGCTCATTTTTGGTTTATGTACAACACAAAAACCGATAAAGTCGAACAGTTCAAAAAAGAGGTATTAACAGACAAATACTGGATTAACTTTTACAGCAAACGAAAGTTAAACAAATGGTCTGATGAATTATTCTGTAATGAGATACATTCCATCTTAACAGAATACAAATACGCCCCTAAAACAAATTACACAGACAAAAACAGACTAGATGACAAAGCAAGCGTAACCTTGACAAGATACATGAAAGCCTACAACACATTACACAAGTAACCCAAATTTTTTTGGTATTGTTTAGAACCTTAATATACCCCTGTTAACTAGTAAGTCTTATATGCAAGTTTTTGGTAATATGATTAATGAGCGAAATATACAATCTTCATACTGAATTTTGCATTAAATGTGGACATGCTTTTGAAGGTATACGAGAAGAATCAGACGACGTTTGCCAATGTCAATTTGAAGCAGAAAGCCCATTATTTTTTGAGAAAACAAATAAGGACTGGAAGCGATCAAATCTAAAATGGCTGTTAACACAGTTAAGCTAAAAATCCTTTTTTTTATGATACTTTATGAACCTTAATATACCCCTGTCAACTAGTAAGTCTTATATATCATGTGTCATATAATGTAATATGGCTAAATACCAAATTATGCACTATGAGAATGATGGATACAATAATGTATATCCACATTATGAATTTAGTGCTAAAAACATCGATGAGGCAGAAAATGAACTCAAATCATATATCGACACATCTGATCCAATATTTGTTGACTATGATGATGAATATGTCTGCTACACATTTGATATGTTCCCAAATGAGAAATACGACGATGATGAAGATACACCAACAGAATCTTGGTATATCAAACTTATTGAGTCGTAATTTTTTTATGATACACCTGAACCTTAATATACCCTTTATACAGTTATTTTTTCTGTTTTTTCACTAAGTCTGCAATTATGGGTTAATAAGGCTTTTAAATTAGGGGTATTTAAAGGTTGTAAAGGGGTTTCTAGATTTTTATAAAAATAAAAAAAATAAAACTAGTAAGACTTATATAACAATGTATTGTACCCCATATATGGAAGATACAAAATACACTGGTAGTTATTGGTCTGACAAAGGTACATATCAAGAAGAGTATGATCTACTTGAAAAACTAATGCCCTCAGAGGGACATGCAGAAGACAATGATGTCGACTTGGTTGTAATGGGATCAAACATCTATTATGATGTTCATAATAATGGTGGTTGCAATCTCAATAACCCACGCTTTCTGGTATATTTGGACACCATAGCAAGATATGTTGATCTAGGGATCATAAAACAACTTCAAGAATCATTTGAAGTGGTTGATCATGACGATGAGTGCGATCCAATATACGAATCAGAAGCACCAGACTTTGATGAAGCATGTAGAAAATGTGATGACATCATGGATACTTTGCTAGAGCGTGTAGATCCAGACATAATTGAAAAGTGCAGAGACCCAGAAGCAACTGATGATGAACTTCATCAAGAAACTGTTGGTGAAATTCAAGACTAACCAACCATTTTTTTGTTATCCATCGTGAACCTTTATATACCCCTATTAACTAGTTAGACTTTTATATGAGTATGATTATATTATTACAATGACTATTAATAACGATGAATGGGGCGAAAGTGTAATGCACAACCCAAACAAAAAACAATATGTTCTAAACTCAAAACTTGTTAAAGTGTTTGATATATTAGGTATCAAATGTAATGAGTCAAAAATGTCAGCAAATGAGATATTTACTGAGTCTCTTAGGCTTACAAAAGAGTTAAACAGCTTCAAGGTAGTAGACGGTATTGATAAAGAATACGTTAACGCCTTGCAACTATTGCACACCCGCAATGGTGGTCATACGTTCATAGATAAAGTCTAAGAACACCTTTTTTATTTTAAGTTGTCTCTAAACCTTTATATACCCTTAT